ACTCCAACGCTGCTCATCGATCTCGCGGGATTTGACCGAGGCATAATCTTCGAATTCGCGCTGCCGCACGATCAAATCGCTGTCGCGTTCGCCGCGCTCGCCCCTGTCGTTGCTGGCGTCGCCCGCTTCGCTGTAGCCGGTGTATCGATCAACGGTAATCATAGCGTCATCGGGTCCACGGTTTTGCGGTCGCGCCTGAAGCGGTAGCCGTCGTCAGGCAATGTGAGTTTTGCAGGCACGCCCGCCCTTCCCTTCACCATCTGATCCAACAGTTGACCGCATAATCCCATCGCATCGGCCTGATCGTCATGCTTGGACGCCGGAAAATTCAGGATTTCGGCCAGCCACGTCGCCACCCACGGCGCGTTTTTCGGATAATAAAGCCCATCGAGCGCCATCCGCCCCTGAATGGAACGCGCGCGCACCGCCTTGTCGCCACGGGTCGGAAATTGGGTGCGGTTGACGTAGACCCGCCGCTCACGCAGGCGCTTTTCGAGAAACGGCCCGACGCCAGACTTGATCTGGCCCTGTTCTTCGGCCCAGGCCAGCGGTCGATACAAGGCAACGAGGTCGCACAGCGCTTCAATCCAGACGTCGGTGGTTTTCTGGCCGCGCCAGATGTCCAAAAGATACAAATTATTCAGATGATCGACGCCGACCACGACATGCACGGTGTAATCGCCGCCATCCTGCGTCACCGCATAGTCGGAAGCGCCGTACACCCGCATGAATTTGTGGTTGGGGATGATGTCGAGCGGCTTCAGCCATTGTTCTTTGAAAAAATCGCCTTCGTCGGGGGTCGGCTCCTGCTGATAGAGTGCGCTCCAAATCCTCGGAGGCGTGGTATCGCGCAATTCCAACAGTTGCTGGCCATAACCGTAGCCATCGTCATTCCAAAGAGGCTCGCCAACGGCTCGACCGAGTTGATCGTCGGATTTGGCAATCGCGGGCAGGCTCAAGACTTCCCAGGGTTGGTGGTTGAGGCAACGTCCCGCCAAATCATCTTCATGCCAGCGGGTCTGGATCAAGAGTTGCCTTGCGTCGGGGATCAACCGGGGTCTGAAATCGTTCAGATACCAATCCCACAACCGATCCCGCACCAATTGGCTGTCGGCGTCTTGTCGGGAGCGGATGGGATCATCGATCAGGCCGAACAACCCTCTGAAACCGGCAATACCGGTGCCCGCACCGGCGGCGTAATACTCGCCACCGTTGACGGTGGCCCATCGTCCGGCCGCTAAGCTATCGCTTTGCAGTTTGATGTTGAGCACTTCGTCATGCTCCAAGATCAGGTTTCGCACACGGCGGCCCCACCGCTCCGCCAGTTCGGTGGTGTGGGAGGCCGCGAGGATCAGGGCTTTGGGATTGTTGGCGAGGATATAGGACGGAAATAGGATCGAGCCGTAGGTGGATTTGGCACTCCCCGGTGGCATGAACACCGCAAGCCTGATGATCTCGCCGCGCAACAACCGTTCAAGGTGATGGATCAACAGGCGATGGTGACGGGCCGGGATGTAATTATTGGCGAGGCTCCAGGCTTCCAGGCTCCCGCGTAGCCGTCCCCGCCGCAGCAATTCGGCTGCGGCTTGGTCCGGCGAGAAGTGCATTCAATGCATCACCCGGCCGAGGCCGCCGATCAACTCACTGGCGATCCACAGCGCAATCGCCATCGGCAGCAGCGCCCACGCCCCGACCACGGAAATCCGGGTCGAGATACAGGCAATCACGAACGCAAACACCAGCAGGATCAGTCCGAGGTTTTGCATGACCGTTTCCTCCGTTTGAATTCGCTTTCATCAACCGCCGTGGCCTTCATCCCCAAGGCTTCGGCCAGAGACACCACCACGCGGGCGACGCACACATCAAGGTCCGGTTTATCGCCGGTCTGCCGGTGAACACCGCTCTGCATGCTCTGCGCGGCCAACCCCGCGATGTGCGCCACCGCCGAGATCATCACCGCATATTGCTCGCGGTCGTTGTCCATCAATTGGGTGACGCCATGGACCGCCTCAGCGGCACGCTGGCCGCCGAGGATGGAAAGATCGGTCAGGGCTTGCTTACCGAGGTTTGCCATGTTGTCTCCGATACCAAGTGCGCTGCGAGATGCCTTCCGCTTCCCACGGCTTGGTCGCGGTCAGCGTCCGCGCGCGATCCTCCTGGGATGGACGACCACGCCGATGAGCAGGCGCTTTTTCGGTTTGGCGATCCTGGGTTTTTTCTTTTTCACGTTCTTTTTCATGGTTTGCCTTTGGGGACGGCGGCGCTGTCACGGAAGGAACGGCCGCCAGCACCGCCGCCTTGGCCGGTGCCCGCATTGGAACGGGCACGGGTTCGTCTTGACCGAGTTCGGGGCACCTGTTGAGCGCGTGCCGTGTGCCGCAGAATTTACACAGCGGATATTCCATCGCTTCCCCTTAAAGTGCCGTCTCTCCGCGCTGCCAAGCCTGTTGCGCAGGCTTTCACGCCGCGACGTTCACCCGCCATTAGCGTTCGCGGTATTTCCGAGGAATGGCCTCACTCCCTGACCCTGGGGAGGTGCGGGGGAAGGTTGCGGGCGGAATAGGATCAGACTAGGCGATGTCCAAGATTTTTGACAGGCCCAGGGTGATGGAACCTGTGGAATAAATCTCACAATTTACCGGCAATCGCCTTGATCTTGGCGGCGTGCGTTGCGGGATTGTCCCACTGGTGTTGTTGGGCTTCGACCGCTTCGACAATCTTGCCGCAGGCCTCAAAGCCCGGCAACCAATCGGCTCCCGGTTGCCACTTCAATCCCTTGCTGCGGTCGTGGTAGCGGTTGACGCACCACGCATAGGCGCTCTGCACATCATCCTGCGCCAGCAACGCGGCCAGCAACAATTTTTTCATGGTGGCTCCGTTGGTTTATGCTTGCGTGAAATCGACATCGAACAGGTCAGGCAGGAACAAAAAAAACAAAATGGCGAGCCATGGGGAGGGTTGAACATGCTGACAGCCGAACAGCGCTACTGGCAGGCGGTGCAGAAGGCCCGATTGATCGCGAAATTCGAACTGAAACAATTTCTCGAAGGCAAGATCGATCTGCTGCCATGTTCCGGCGACCGCGAGCGCGCATTCATCATCGCGGAAATTGCGAAGGCGATGGATGGGACCGATCCGTGAAAAGGGGTGGGGCTTTTTAGATTTTTGGCGAAACCATCAAGGTGGCGAAGGCTTTTATTGCGAACGGCGCGACCCGTCCGGCATCACATATCTTGGTGTGGAGCTTCCCGGCGGAAACATCGGGATGCTGCCGGGGAACGGAAGAAACTCCCCGTAACGGTCAGCGGCTTGTGCCGCTTGGGGTGAAGCCTCGCCCGGAGCAAGCCGCTGCAAATCGGAAAGCTGCGTGCCGGGGAAAAAATCTTGCAAGGACTTCAATCGTTCGGCTTCACTCATATTCCGCTTCCTTGATCTTGAAAATTCTGGGACGAAGGGGTTTAAGCCTGCCCCTCATGCAGATGCGGCCCCTGCACCCAAGAGCCATCAAGGGCCGCACACCAATGATCGAAATGTTGAGGTTGCCAGATCGCACGGCTGGAACGCGCCAGCGCATGCTCTGGAACCATCCAGCCCGGAAAAATTCCCCCAATGCGAAATGCTCATGGGCGGAATATGGGACCAAACCGGAAAGACGGGAAGGGCCTTTTTTATTTTGGGAGCGAAGTAGCGCGGCGGACGCTTGCAGTCGCCCCACCAGTTTGACGCACGTTCATTCGTGCGACCGCGCCTTTTTTAGTTTGGGAGCGAGGTGGGGTGAAGCAAGCCGGAGGGCAAGGCTTTTTATGTTTGCGGGTGGGGTGGTGGGGTGTGTAAAAATAAGCATGCTTCCCCGAGGAAATTTCCCCTCCCCCGTCTCTCGCCTGGATCGCATGCTACTTGCCACCAAATGCGACGCTGCAACACGTCAACGTTGGTTAGCATGTTGCAACATCAAGGCTTGTGATCAATGGTTTTCATGCCGCGCGCTGCTATCTCTTGCAGTTGAGCGTCCGATAGCTTCTCAATCCTTAGTGTGACTTCCGTTTGCTGGTTGTACATATCCTTGTATTCGTCCGGGTCGGCGTTCTTCAAGGCGAAGATTGCGGCTGTGACGCCGACCCCGACTTTGGTTGTCAACAGCTTGGTTTCGAGCATCGTAACGCGCGCGCACCGTGCTTTTTCTATAGCCTCGCGAAAGTCTGGATGCTCCCCAATCCATCTATAAACCGTCGCCTTGTCTATTCCCGCAATCCCCGCAAACCCGGTCAAACTGTGTCCGCATCCCATGGCATCAATGGCCATTTGGCAGAACCTTGGTTCATAGAGGCTTGGCCGTCCGAATGTGTATCCTTCCGGCTTAGGCTTCGCCCGGAAAGGCTTGGCATTGTAGCGGCGCGGCTGCGTTGGCTTGGCTGCGTTCTCTAAGCGCTTGGCAATGGCTTGCTGGCGCGCGTCCCCGCTCAACTCCCCTTTGGCTCCCTTGGCAGGATTACCGCTTGGCACAATTATTTTTCCTTATTCTGTCATTTCACGGTTGACGTGTCCAAATTATTTGGACTATAACTATTGGCACGGCACCAACGCCGCAACACGCAAGGGGAATTCACACCATGACTTTCACACTCTCGATTGAAAAGACCGCAGGCAAAGCCGAGCAATACGGCTTTCACCTAGGAACGAATGAACGACTTGCGCGCCAAATCATCGCGGAAAAAATGGCCACTTATTGCCGCAGCGAATTGCCGGTGGTTTCAATGGCGCTCATGCTCAAAGGTAAAATTGTTGACGTACTTTACCCCAATGGGGAATGGCACGAACAAAGCGGCTTGTTCGATTAAATCGAAACGACATCGCTTTATGCCCGGCATGCGCAAGCATCACCGGGCTTAAGGCA